ATTGCAGACGAAACACTAATCAATCCAAACACGTTGATTATGCTTGAGGGGATTGAGCCTAACAATAGAATGGGACAAGTTCGCTGGTACAAACTTCCTGAAAAAGGTAGACTATACGTAGTTGCACTTGATCCTTCATTGGGTACAGGTGGTGACCCTGCTGCTATTCAAATCTTTGAAGCAAGTACTACTACTCAGATTGGTGAGTGGAAACACAACAAGACTGATATCCCTAGTCAGATTAAGTTACTTGCCGAGATTTGTAAGTATATCGCAGAAAAGACTAACGAACCAAACAATATCTATTATAGTATCGAAAACAATGGCATTGGACAAGCTGCTATCGTATCACTAAACGAATACGGTGAATCAAATATACCAGGCGTCTTTATTAGTGAGTCGGGTAAAGGTAAGCGCGGCTTCACTACTACTAATAAGCCTAAGCTTGCTGCTTGTGCTAAGTTCAAAACACTGCTAGAATCAAAGAAGATGACTATTCATAGCCGTTCTCTTATTAGTGAGTTGAAGGCGTTTGTTGCGTCTGGCGGAAGTTATGCAGCTAAGATAGGGGACACTGATGACTTAGTAATGTCATCCTTACTAGCAGTTCGAATGATGACGCAATTAGCAGACTATCATGGTGACTTAGAAAGTCAAATGCGTGACCACGATGAGATTATTATGCCTCTGCCATTCTTTGCCGTCTTAGGCTAAATTGGCATAAATATTCTTATGGCAATCGGAAATGAAACATTTAACCACGAGCTTTATCAGCTTCTCAAAGTAAGAGGCTATCATCCAACGCCCCTAAATTCTCAGAACCAACGAGTCAAAGCTTCTCAGGAAGCAGACGTAATTGAGTTTGACTTCATGAAAGATGGGGAAAATTTCGGAAAAGTTTGGGTAAGCATTGACGATGCAAACAATGTTCGTGTCTACTTTGATGACGAACAGGCTGACAGTCCTAGCAACAATACCCCCGGAACAGATTATGATGATACTTGGACTGGGTTACTAAAGCACATAAAGCAATGGGCACAACGTAGACAGCTAAGCTTTGAACTAGCAAACAAAGATAGATTAGGCGATGATATGCGCCAAAGGGATTATTATAAGATGAAAGAAAAATTAGGCGAAGGTTATCACCCGATGGGCAAGAAAGCATCATACAACGATGCAGTTCCTAATGTAAAAATTATCCTTCAACATAATCGCGGCCTTGAAGAAGGTGAGCAACGCTATCGTAATGTTGCTAAGATTTTCTTAGAAAATCAAGATGGAGAACGATTCCTAGCTCCTACTACTCGTCCAGGCATTGCTCGTGTATATGCTCGTCATATCGCTGAAGGCGGCGTTCCTAATGACGAACGTTGGAATCACATTAAATCTATCTGCGAAGAATATAACCAAATGGCTGGATTTGTCCGCGCCACTCGCAACAAAGAATTCAACGAATCTGCCCTATCCCTCGTGCAAGAAGGTGCTAATCACTATAGCAACCTTAGAGAAACACTGAGTAAACTTGCAGGTCACCGTGGATATCACGCTTACTTTGAATCATATACTCCTCCTCTCATGGAAGATGAAGACGATACTAATATCAACGAACTATTTGTTCAAGAGACAATGGATCCTAGAATCGAATCAGTAATGCCAATTCTATCTAGATTGCATAAGAAAGTATCTGAGACCGCTGTTCCTGAAGTAGACTCATTAGCAGAATGGGCAGATAGTGTCATCAATGAAAAATTAGACATGGATGACAAGAAAGACCCTAAAAAAAAAGCTAAGAAGACAGACCTAGAACAAGAGAAAGATTCTGATTCTGAAAAAAAATCTATTGGACATGGTCCAGGACCTTTAGATAGAATTAAAGGTGATGCCGAAAAGAAAATGTCCGGCAAAGTAGCTAAGTTCTTAGGCATCCAAGAAGACGATGTAAACGAAATGGATAAGAGTCCAGAAGCTAACCCATATAGTGGTCAGGGGCATCGCAGAGGCGATGACCATGCAGGTAAGCCACAGCACACTGCTAAAATGATGGCTGCTAAAGATGCAGTTAAGGCTGCTAGAAAGGCTCTTGACAAAGCATTCAACAGCGAAGTTGATGAAAACTTTATCAGCATGGCACCTCAAGCGGTAGCAGAGGAAGAAATGGAAGAAGGCGCTGGTGCCAATGATTGGCATAATGATATGGAGCAGTGGGCATTAAGCAAAGGCCAAAAGAATAAGGGCGTAAAGCCAGCTCTGCAACGCGCCGCTGAACGTGACAATGATTGGGCGCTATCACATAGAAAATCTGACACTGTTAAAGAAGAACATACCGGTGATGATGTATCAGAAGACTTAGATGCAAATCAAAAGCGTGTAGGTCAACTTGGACCTACTGAAAAAGTAAAGAACAACAACATCGGCAAGCTAGTTGGTGCCAATGAATCTGTAGAGATTCCAGAAGAACTAGCTCGTATCATCGAAATGGCACGTTTCAAAAGATAATTAGATTTTGGGCGCATAACGTAATATAATAATATATTATGCACCCAATTATCTTGTAAATACACTGCACATGAGTTATAACATAACTTGTGTGTAGTTGTCTCCGACAACAAAACACAAAAACACATTTAGGCTCAACATAGGCACATTTAAAAGGAGAAAACAAAATGGCAAGTCTAGCAGAAATCCGGGCTCGTTTGGCAGCCCAAGAAAATCGTGGTCAGAACAAGGGTTCTGGCACACAATCTGATAACGCAATCTATCCTCATTGGAATATGGACGAAGGTGCTAATGCAACTATTCGCTTCCTTCCCGATGGCAACCCCAACAACGAATGGGGCTTCTGGGTAGAACGTCAAATCATCAAGCTCCCATTCAACGGAGTTAAGGGCGATCCCAACGTCAAGCAAGTAACTGTTCAAGTTCCTTGCGTAGAAATGTATGGTGAAAACTGCCCAGTCCTCGCAGAAGTTCGCCCTTGGTACAAGGATGATACTCTTAAGGACCTCGCTAATAAGTATTGGAAGAAGCGTTCGTATCTCTTCCAGGGCTTTGTTCGTACTAATCCGATTGGCAATGATACGTCACCTGCTAATCCGATTCGACGTTTTATTATCTCTCCGCAAATCTTTACTATCATTAAAGCATCCTTGATGGATCCTGAGATTGAAGAATTGCCAACTGACTATCAGCGTGGTCTTGACTTCACTGTTAAGAAGACTACTAAGGGTGGTTATGCTGACTATTCTACTTCTAATTGGGCACGTAAGGAAAGTTCACTTACCGAAGCTGAACAGGCTGCTATCGAAGCACATGGCTTGTTCAATCTTGCTGACTTCTTGCCAAAGAAGCCAAGCGAATCAGAGCTTCGTGTCATTAAGGAAATGTTCGAAGCATCTGTAGATGGTCGTCCTTATGACGCTGATAAGTGGGGCGCATACTATCGTCCATATGGTGTTGACGCACCATCGGGTGCAGCAGCCCAACATACCGAGACTGCGGATACAGTCTCCCCTGTTGCACCTAAGGTAGTTGATTATGAGCCAAGTCACGGCGCTCATTCACAGCCTCCCGTAGATGACACTCCTCCGTTTGAAACTGATGAGCCAATCAAGGTTCCAGAACAGTCTACTTCAAGTGACAAGGCACAGGACATTCTTGCAATGATCCGCGCCCGTCAGACCAAGTAACTTGGATTGGGGGAGGGAAACCTCCCCCATATACTTATGGAGAACCCCAATGACTACACCAGAAGACAGGTACAGGGCTCTTAAGCAAAGTAGAAAGTTGCTGGAAGAGTTATGCGATCCAGGTAAAACCCCTCGTGTTCCAAGTATTGTTCGTGACCGCGCAAGATCAATTTTGCGTCACTATCCTAGTGACTACAACTTAGACCAACTTGCAGAAAATAGTCCCGAACTACTTGAAAAAAATTCGCAACATGATAAATTATTAAAAATTATTAGATAAGGAATCTATTTTGGCAAAACCGTTTGACATTTCGAAGTTTCGAAAAGATATTACTAAGGCTATCGATGGTCTTAGCATTGGCTTTAATGATCCAACTGACTGGATCAGCACAGGCAATTATGCACTCAATTACCGCATTAGTGGTGATTTTAATAGAGGTATCCCTCTCGGCAAGGTTACAGTATTCGCCGGCGAGTCAGGTGCAGGCAAGTCCTACATCTGCTCAGGAAATATTGTAAGACATGCCCAAGAGCAGGGTATCTACGTTGTACTAATCGACAGCGAAAACGCACTTGATGAATCATGGCTTCATGCATTGGGCGTTGACACAGGAGAAGATAAGCTTCTCAAGATGAACATGGCAATGATTGATGACGTTGCAAAGACTATCTCTGATTTCATGAAGGGCTATAAAGCGATGAATGACGAAGATAAGCCTAAAGTTCTGTTCGTCATTGACTCGCTCGGCATGTTGCTCACTCCGACTGATGTTAATCAGTTCGAAGCAGGTGATATGAAGGGTGACATGGGTCGTAAGCCTAAGGCATTGACCTCACTCGTTCGCAACTGCGTTAACATGTTTGGTTCAAACAACGTAGGTCTTGTTGCTACTAACCACACTTATGCGTCACAGGATATGTTTGACCCTGACGATAAGATTTCAGGTGGTCAGGGCTTCATCTATGCATCATCTATCGTTGTTGCAATGAAGAAGCTAAAGCTTAAGGAAGACGAAGACGGCAATAAGGTTTCTCAGGTAAATGGTATTCGTGCTGCTTGTAAGGTAATGAAGACTCGTTACGCAAAGCCCTTTGAATCCGTTCAAGTCAAGATTCCTTACAACACAGGCATGAGTCCTTATTCAGGTCTTACTGATATGTGTGAAGCATTGAAGATGCTCAACAAGGAAGGCAACTCTCTTGTGTACACTAAGCTTGACGGAACTATCATCAAGAAGTTCCGTAAGGGCTGGGAAGCAAACGATGATGGTTGTCTTGACGCTATCATGGCTGAGTTTGAAGCTAAGACTTCAAGCAAGAATGCTGCGTTGATCGAAGAAGAGGAAGTTGCAGAATGAGCTTATCTCTTATCAATGAAGTTTGGAAGCTATTGAAGCCGAGCATCGAAGCAGGTGATACTGACGGTGCTGCTGAAACTCTAGTCAACTATCTCGTTGAGGAAGAGGTTGCTTCTGCACATGAAATTAAGTCGGCATTCCGAGGCGACAAGGACATCAAAGACGCACTGGACTTTTACTTAGAAACTCCAGAAGACGGTCATTATCACGAATCAGATGATGATGACTTCTTTGACGATATTGACATAGACGATCATGACGAAGACGAATACTACTAATGACTTGGTACAGCAAGGTAACATCTGACTTAAGCTATTTGCCGGACTTCATTACTCACTATGAAGGTGAGTTAATTTCGGCAAAGAGTGACGTTAAGGTGCAAGGAAATGTTGAAAAGAACATTTCCTCACTGCCTGGCGTAACTGAATACCGCTTCAATCAACTTCAAGAGGTTGAAGCGGTATTACGGTACCTAGAAATTCAACTGCGTAAGATTCGCAGAAAGCATTTCCAAAAGTATCTTGAAAAGTATAATCGTAACCTATCTAGCCGAGACGCTGAAAAGTATGTTGACGGCGAAGATGAAGTTATTGACTATGAAGTGTTGATTAACGAAGTAGCCTTGCTTCGTAATAAGTGGACAGGTATCATCAAGGCACTAGAGTCAAAGAACTTCATGCTAGGGCATGTAGTTCGTCTAAGAACCGCTGGTATGGAAGATATCTCAATTGGGTAACTACGTACTTGATTTTTAACCTATAACATAGTAGATATAGAAATATGACACATCAACTTGCAACATTATCCTCAATCTTTAATACTGATGACTGGCCAATGCTATCAAGCAAACCTCATGTAATCGATTTAGATGCGGTAACAGAAGTACCTACAATTGAAGACCCGTTAGTTTTGAGTTGTACGCTGTATAGGTATGCTAATCCTAATAGTGAAGACCACAATCCTACTGTACGATTTTTAAATCTTATTAAAGATCAAAGTTCGATTCTAAAGAAAACTACGGATGTTGACCGTAAGTTGGCTGATGAAATTCGTAGGCATTATCGCGGAAAGTTTGTCTTTCTTAGATTGCGTGGAGAACAACCCACAAAGTTTAGGCAAGATTTAGAAAAGTTTGTTGCAGTTGATTGGGACCCTTCTTTCACTATCACAGAAAAAACTGTGGGTTTGATTTGTAAGCTTCCCTTTTTCTATGAACATGATATGGGACTAATCAATGATGTATTTGGTTCTGAAACACACAACATCAAAAAGCACGTATCTGTCGGTGACCCTGTCACATTGACGTTCATCAAGGTATTGGATGAGAATCAAAAAGGAAAAACTACGTTTAGTTATTGGTTCAAAGACTCACATGATAACAGATTTAGTATTCCAGTAGAAAAGAATAATTCACTTATTCCCACTTGGGAAGAGTTTATTAAGAAGCCGGTAACACTCTCAGGACACTATACTAGTCGCTCGTATGATAGTCTAGAATTCTATAAAGTGGCCAGAGGCTGGAAGATTATCGGTTGACATATACATAAAAGGTTGTTATAACTATGAATGATGAAAAGTTGAAAAATCATATTGAACAGCTTAAGCGTAAGCACTACAATATCCAATTAGAAATTAATCAGCTTATTCATACACGTGGACCCGAAGACGAAATCAATCGTCTTAAGAAAGAAAAGTTAAGGATTAAAGATGAACTCGAAAATTGTGAACACAAATTATCTTGATACCATCCGTGAAGTAGCTGACAAGCATTATCTTAACGCTTGTAAGTTGGTTGGTACTGCTGCTACTATTGTAGGCGCACTTGCTACTGCTGGTGGGTTTGACCCAATCAATATCGTTGCATTTAATGTTGGTGCTGTGTTTTGGCTTCTCGCTAGCATTCGTATGAAGGATGCTACTTTGATGTCAGTTAACGCAGGTCTCCTTGGAATTTACGCACTCGGTGCGCTTGTTAGGTTTATTTAATTATGAAAGACAATATCGTATCCGCCCTTAAGGCTAGCTTTGAAGCAAGCATTCAAAAGCATAAGTTGAACATTGACATTATGCTCAACAAGCCAATGGCTATCCATGAACACACTGACTTCATGGGAGCAGTAGAACTTGAACTTGC